CATCATTCAATGGATAAGTTTGCCCTGCCACATAGTCGGGGAATTCCTGCGACTTACTCGCGCTGACAATCCCAATCTCACCCGATCGGAAAATCGGTACCCGACCATCAATCGGTAAACGTACTGCAGATAAACCCAGCAATTCAGCATCAATCGGGATATAGCTATAACCCACTGCGCTATATTTGATGGTTTCAGGCAGTACCATAATGGGCTTGTGAATCCACTGCTTACCATCCTTGGTATATTCCAGCTCAGCCACATACCAATCCTGCGCCATAATTTCAGCACGGTTGGCACTGGTCACTTCAACCTTTTGACGAAAAACAAACTGGCCATAGCCTTGGTCAAAGTTAAAGAAGCCATCACAGTCCGCTGTATCAATCGCACCTGATCCATCAGGCGTGATATTCAGTACACCGCCTTCCACCTTGGTGGCGGACAAAGTTAAGGACTGCGCCCGGATCGGGATCATTGGTGCACGGTATGACACTTGATTGGTCTGAACCTTTTCAAGCTGAGTAACCAATGTTTCAAGCATAGGGTTATTTTCACCCTCCACATCCCATGCAGATAGCTCTATAGCACCATTACCATAATGAATTTGACCCGAAACAGTCCCCACACCCGTTGTCACCGACGGATTGCGATAAAGTGAGCCGAGTTTATCAACATAGGTTGAATCGGCCAGCGTGAATCGAACCGAACCTGCAAGAATTTGTTCAGCAAAGCCTTCTGTTAAATCCGTTTTTAAGACAGATCCAATCACTATGTCTGACCAAGAAGCAGCGGCTGAACTATCTCGATAGGACACACTCACAGTCACAGCCGTCGCTACTTCATTTAGGCTTAAGGTATAGGTCTCACTGGTATTTTCATACTTAATGGTCATTCCTAACATACCTGCCGCAATTGCCTCCTGAGAAGTATTATGCGTTCCATAGTAAGGGCGCATAATCTTCTCACGCTCGATCGCTTCAAGTGTGGTGCTTGGGGTAATATTCATCGTACGAGACGCATAGTTGATCGTGCCTTGTTGTTGCCCCTCACCATTGATTAAACGTCCTGTAGTTGCATCAATCGGCAAATCGCGCAGCTCAACTTCACCTGTATAGCTCATATACTTGACGGGTACACGTACTTTTACAGACTTAGGGATCAATGCTGCGGATCCGTTATCCAATTCAATAGCAATGGTTCCACTAGTCGGTACTGCAGTCACCTGAACTGAAGACTTAGACCCTTTCTGACCTGATACATTGAACGTGGTACCACCATTGGGTAACAAGATCGGCATCAGCTTGGCCATGCCATCCGCATAATCAATGGTTCCTGTGGCATCGCCTATAAATTGTCCTTGACCGTTATCGGTTGCAGACTTTGCCACACCATTCAGTAGCCAATTGACAGTTAAACTACCTGCCACAATCGAAGCATTTACAGGGATCTCAACATAGGCTTTATTAATCGTTAATCCTGAGCGCTCCTGAGCCGTGATCATATTGCTCCACGTTAGCAGGATTGCACTGCCAACGTCGGCGAGTTCACCTGTCGTTAATGACATGGTGCCTGTATCGTAATCGATGCTTCCTGAACCAAAGGACGAATCAGAACCGCGTAATTGCCCTGCGCCATTATCTCGAAGTGTATAGACTTGATTCTGGACCAAGAACGATACCTGCAGAGTACCAGGTGAAGGCAGCGGTACAAGATTGCGCAACCATGTAAAACCACTATTCTCTTGATTCACATAGATTGATTCCGACTCAACAGGTGCTGTTACAGCTGCTGCAGGCAAAAAACTAATCTCAAGATTCGTTGTTCCTTCGATTGCGTTTGAATTCCAGACGATGGAACCATTCTGATAGTTAATTGTTCCAATGGATGTACCTGATGTATTTTTAAGCTCCCCACCGACGTCGGTAATCGCAGATCCAAACAAGCTAAATTCGACTGATTTCGGCATGATCGATGAGCCAATATACAAACTTGAAACTGTACTAATGGTGACGTTGCTGAAAGTCTTGACCAGTAGTCCATCTTTAGCTTTAACCAAGGCTACAGAATCACCTGCAGCATTGATATTCACCATAGGAGTTTCTGTCTGTGCTGATGGCACCAATTGTGTATACACATCTTGTGCGACCACAGAATAATCCCCAACCTGAGCAGTTTCTTTGAGATTTGCACTCGCATAGTACTTACCAGTATCCGCGACAATGGTGTCACGGATGATGGTGGTGCTCTTTTCACCGCTATACCATTGCTTCGCAGATAAACCCACAAAATCGGCTTTCAATGCATCACTCAGGCCATAGGTCGCAATCTTATATTCAATTTGCTTGCCATCAACCATCACATAAGCAGTTCGTGTCGATACTTCAGTAATACGTAGGTATTGCTCTAATTCTAAAGGCTCACCTTCACTCGAGATCAATACAATTGATGCACCAATAGCACTTTCCGCTTCCTGAGGAAACATGGCCACTTGTAGAGACTTCATGCCTTTCCAATGCGTGTCCAAAGGTGTACCAGCAATCTGAGCACCTTTGGCATTATAGTTTTCAATGCGGTTCTGCGCTTCTTTACGCTCATCCGTCCAGCTATCGGTACTAAATAACACGGCGGAGACGTTTGGATCTTGCGCATTCTGAGAGATGAATACTGTCGCACCCATCAAAGCATCGGTATCAGCAGTATCCACTGCAGCATAAATCTTTTGGATAGAGGTACGGCCCGTAGTGCGATCCATCTCAGAAATATCATTGAACAGATTATTACTCTGACCATCGACAATTTCACGGCCTGAGTATTTCCCCCCACCATCTTCAGCATCTGTACGAATGCGTTCTGACTCAAGGAGCTTTAAATTATTGGTTTCAATTGTCATCGCTTACCTCTGTAAAACGCATGGTGACCACGTAATAGTCGTCCTCGGAAACGGTTGGAAATTCCTTAACAGGCTTAGCTTCAATCGCACCCGCCTCATGATTGAAAATCACATTAAAGCGGCGCTGATCATGAAGGTATTCAAATTCAATCGTGAATTGCTCACCCAATGCTGACCATTCCAAAATAGTCCGTAGATGCTTTCGTTTAATCCAGCCTTGACCCGACGAAGGTGGAACTAAAGTGATTGGTCGACCTGAAAGCTTTTTGCCTTCTTGGACAATCAAAGAACCACTAATTGAACGCTCTTGCTTTTGCTCAACAGGTTTCCAATCAAATTCATCCGACCATAAAAAACCGTCCTCAAGTGGGACGGTTTCTGATGTCAGTTTTCGTATAAGTTTCATTACATGCTCCGCTTAAGCGTCTCAAATTTTTGAAGCATCTCTTCAACGCTATCCACCGCTTCAGGTGTTCCCTCTAGTGATGCAGATTTTCCACCTGACACTAGCTCAAGGCGCTTAGTTTCTTTTGGTCCCATAGATTCATCCATCTGAATATCAAAGCCTGTGGCAACCATCGGAGGCATTTCGGTCATCGGCGCGGCAATAGCAGTCATTTCAGGACTATTGGTGATTGAAGTCATGCCGCCAGTGTTAGAGCTCACTCCTTTAGATCGAGTATTCAGTGCATCAACACTGGCTTGTTTTTTCGCTTTAAATGCTTCCCAATAGTCTTGACCAGCTAAACTGTCACTTGATTCAGAACCCGCTTGTCCATTCATTACGCTAATTTGCTTTGCAGAAGTCAGCGCAGATTGTCCAATTTGTTGTATGGCCTGATCCGTTTTCTGCAATGAAGCTGAAGCATTACCAAACTCATCAATCTGAGCGACCATACCTTGCAGTCCGAGCTGAGCCTCGTACCAAGCAATTTTTGCGGCATTGCCTGAGGCATAAATATCAGCAGACATTTTCTGTAAGGCCTGGCGCATTTGCCCTGCAGTCGCTTCGCCACTTTTTACCATTTCCTGATAGGCTTCTTGGTAAACGGTAGCTTGCTGACCTGCTTGCTCTTTAGACTGAATACCAAATACAGAAAACGCCTCATTAACTGAGTTAATTCCCGCCCTTGCTTGGTCAGCCTTGTTTTTAATCTCCAAAAGCTGTTGTTCAGCTTGCTGTAAAAGTCCATTAGCAACTTGTGCGCCTAGATCACTGCGGAGGCTCTCAATTTTCAACTTTAAAGCATCGAGTTCTTGCTGATTGGTTGCAGTGTTAATCGCAGTTGAAATACTCGCATTGAGTGCACGCCCAACATCAACACCTTGACCTTTCAGCTCATCCAAACCTTGAATAAGTACACGAACATCATTATTGGCTTTGGTAAAAGCTTCAGTAGACTCGCCTTTTAATTCCACATAGCTGAGCCCAGTGCGACGGATCGCTTCATCAAGCACGGCGCCCTGAACCATGGCTGCTGACTTTACTGAGTTAGCGTATTGAACATTCAGAGTACTTGCTTCGGCCTGTAGCTTGCTGATATCACCTTGAAACTTACCGACCTCCTTGAGCCAAGCCTGATACTCCATGTCCCGATTAGCTCTCTTCCATGCATCCAGTTCAAGCTGTTTAGCCTTAATCTTGGCATTGGTCGCTTCAAGTTGCTTTTCAATATTGACTGGAATTGCTGCCAATCGTCCTTCGAATGCAACCAGATCCT